TGGAATGAATATAGATATGATGTAAATAATAAACTTTTAGCTACTTATTTATTTGGTCAACATAGTGATGGGTCTTTTTGTCATCAATATAAAGATAATGTATTACATAAAAAATATAAATTATCACCAATTGGGGATAAATCTAATAATAAAAATTTAAATAAACTTTCAAAAAAGAAGATTATTCAAGAAATAGATATAAATGAAGAATTGGATTGGGTTTACATTGATGGGAATACTAAATTAAGGTACTATTATTAAGCAAATATATTATGAGTTTAGATAAAATTACAATTAAAAAAGCTAAACAGTTTATCCCATTAAAAGAAAACTACGGGAATACAGATTTAGAACATGCTAGATATTTCACCCTAACACCTAGTGAAAAAGGTGACGGATGGGAAACAGTAACATATTATACGGATAAAAAATATGGTATATATGCTGATAAAGGGGATGGAGATCAATGGGTGTATATACTATCAAATCCTACCCAACCTGGTTTGTTAAAAATAGGGTATACTAAAAAACTACCAGAAGAACGAGCTAAACAAATATCATCAGCAACAGGTGTTGCTTTACCTTATAAAGTAGAATGGGCATACCAATGTTTTAATGGTGAGATGGTAGAAAGAGAAGTACATCATAAATTAAAGGCACAACGTGTAAATAATAGTAAAGAATTTTTCCAAATTAGTTTGGAAGAGGCAAAAGAAACAATTAACTTAATAGGAAGTAAATTTAAATAATATGACAGACCAAGATAAATTAGATCTACAAAAAGCAGAATTAATCAATGATTTATTAGCAACATCAACAGTATTAGAAGAATTATGGAATTACCACCCAGATAATCCTAATAAAAAAGATGTTATTTCAGAATATGAAATGTTAAAAAATATTCAAAAAGATATTGAGGAAGAACTTAAAAATCTTGAATAATTTTTAATGCCTTGGTGGTGGAATTGGTAGACACGCCGGACTTAAAATCCTGTGAGCTGAAAGCTCGTGTGGGTTCGATTCCCACCCAAGGTACATATGTATAATAGATGAAAGAATTTAATGCTAAAATATATGAAGAATATGGATTTATGGCAAGCCGTAATGGGTTCTTTAAAGAATGGCAAAGTATGACCTCATCTATAGCCCAAGAAAAAGACATTCTATTAGATCTAGCAGCTGAACAAGCATATGAATCTTTACTTACTCAAGGAAGTAATATTAAATTATAAGTATGATTGATAAAAATAAACTTTTTAATTTATTTGATGATTCCCTCCAACAAGAAACTATCTCCTCCAGAAAATCACTTGATGATTTTATAAAATCCCCATTTGCTAAAATTGGTATGTTTACTAAATTAATTTTAAACCATTTTGTATTCCATGAAAAATTAAAAAAGTTTTTAGATAAAGAACAACCTTCTTATAATTCACAATCAACAAGAGAAGCTGCAGATTTTACTATATTTAATAGGTCTTGGCACTATATAAAGGATATTGATATTAATAATCCTGATTGTATTGAAGCTATACTAAATTTTGACCCAAAAATATTTAATAAAGCTTTACAAAGTTCCATTATATATTTTGAAAATTGTGAACAATACGAAAGATGTGCACATTTATTGAATATCCAACAAATAGTTAAAAGAATTTAAAAATAATTAGGACATATAAAACTACCTATGTAACTTGGTAGTACAGATTTTGGGAAATAGGGAATAAAAAGGATTGGAAATAAAGGTAATAATAGGGGTTTAAGGGACATCCTGTTTTAAATATAAATAAGTCATGAGAAATAGAAATTTAGTAAACAAAAAATTAGACAACTTAGAATCAACTCTAATCAACCTCCAGAGAATTGTCAATACACAACAACCAATTGAATCTTACAGGGCAAATATTATTAAAGCCCAAGGATTAGTAAATGATATTAGAGATATGGTAGAATCACAACCTATGTCTCCATCAGAATTAAATAGATATTAATAAATTAAATTAAGGTTATGAAATTAACAGCAGAAAAAATCCAAGCTAATTGGATTGAATTTAACACCAACATTGAAACATATATTACTGGAGATCGTAAACAACGTTTACTTGATTTCTATAAAAAATATGAGGATCGTATTATACTAATGCCAGCGGCCCATAAGAAAGAATACCATTCAGCATTCCCAGGTGGGTACGTAGATCACGTTAATAGAGTTGTAAAAGCCGCTTTAGCCATGTCCGCTGTATGGGAAGGGTTTGGTTGTGATATGACGACATTTACCCAGGAAGAATTGGTATTTTCGGCAATCAACCATGACTTAGGTAAAATGGGTTCTGATACTGAAGAAGCATACATCCCACAGACTGATCAATGGAGAAAGGATAAGTTAGGTGAAGATTATATGTTTAATAAGAAGTTAGCATTTTGCTCTGTCCCAGATCGTGGGTTATTTTTACTTCAACAACATGATATTTCTTACACATTTAATGAAATGGTAGCTATCCAGACACATGATGGTTTATATGATGTTGCTAATGAAAAATATCTAAAAACATTCATGCCAGAACAAAAACCACGTACATCTCTACCATATATTTTACATCAGGCAGATATGATGGCAGCGCGTATTGAATTTGAGATTGAATGGTTACCAAAGTTTTCTCAAAATAGCGTGGATACGCCAAAAAAGAATTATACATTGAATGCGAAAACTAGTTCAAAATCCAAAGCACTTAATACTTTATCAAGTCCAGGATTAAAGAATATGTTAGATAGTTTATGATATTAGAAATTATAATTGGGGTATTAGGATTGTTGGTCGTTGTCTTAGGATATACGACCTTTAACCTTTTACGAAAAAATGAAAAAGCAGAAGATATTATTATTTCCCAATCTAATTTTATCGATAATTTTTCAACACAACTCGAACAATCTCAATCCCGATTAAATGAAATTGACGAAAAAGGAGTATTTCAAAGTGATGATGAAATAGGTTGGTTTTTTAAAGAAATAAAACAAATTCAAAATAACCTTTTAAGGTTTAAATCCAACCAATAATGACCCCAAAGAAAAGAAGAAAAAAGAGTAAAAATTATTTTACTCAAGAGACAGAGGACTATATTGTAAAATATAATAACCAACGTGATCCCGAAATAAGAAGTAAAATATATGAAGCTCATATTCATTATCCCTTCTTTAAACTCACCCAAAATATAATTCACACTTTTAAATTTTACCATACAGAAGTAGAAAATTTAGAACATTTGCAACATGAAATAATTACATTTTTATTATCTAAAATGCATTTATTTGACCCAACTAGAGGAGCAAAAGCATATTCTTATTTTGGTACTATTGTTAAAAGATGGTTAATATTATATAATACTAAAAATTATAAAAAGAAAATAAAAAAAGTTGAAGTAGATGTTTTAACTGGGGAAAATTCAACTTATACTTACAATATAGGTGATGATAAAGTAAAAAGTGATTTAGATAAATATGTTGATATATTCACACATCATGTATCAGAAAACATTTATGATTTATTCCCTAAAAAAAATGATGCTCAGATAGCAGATGCTATACTAGAATTATTCCGTAAAAGAGAAGATCTAGAAGTATTTAATAAAAAAGCACTTTACATTTATATCCGTGAAATGGTAGACGTAAAAACTCCTAAAATAACTAAAATTGCCGATAAACTTCATAGTATATTTAAATCACAATATATATTTTATTTAGAAAACGGGTATACTAGATTCTAACCCCTCTTTATATCAATATTTATAACTAAAAATATTATGGGAGCATTAGATAATGTAGTATTTGGTAAGAAAAAATTTTCGGATATTCTTAATGAAATCTACGATAATCAAAAGAAAAAAGAAAAACAAATCACAGGTTTAATTTCAGAATTAAAACCCCTTATTAATGATATTGGGGATGCAACTTTAATTGTACCACTTATTAAGGAATACATGGAAATTGGCGTTCGTAACGATGAACAATTAATTAAAATGGCCACTATAGTACAGCGTGCGCTTAATAATAGTTCTAGCGAAGATTCAATGGGAATAACAGAAGACGAAAAAGCAGAATTAATGGCTGAGTTAGATAAACTCAACGAAAACTACGAAAAAAAGGATAAGGATGTTTAATGGAATTGGATATTTAATGAATTATATGAATCCTTCCCTAGAGGATTCTTCAGATTCTAATTCACTTGATGAATTTAAATTAAAAGTAATTTCTGGAAGAGTTATAGACATAATTTTAGATGAAACACATCCTAAATTCTCAGAATATGGAGATTGGAATAG